CTTCAAACTATCACACTATGCCAGAACCCTTCCTGGCCCAAAGAAAGGAACAGCATTTCAAGTTTGTCCGGGGGTAATGTGCCTTTCTAAATCCAGAGGAATGAAAAGGGAACATCGGAAGGAGTTAGGTTCCTCCTGTATACTATTTTTTGATAGAGCCTACTGGACAACAATGACTAACAGCCCGTGGTTGGAGACTTTTCAGATTGGCCAAATGCTGGCAACGAAACCATTTTTTGTAAGAAATGACACCATGGTTCAGCTAGCTCGTTCCAAGCTGCTAGTTCCTATGCTAACGTCCATGATGGAAGTGTCGCGAGTATCGTTGTTACCAGGAAGGTCCTTCTCTGATATAGAAGTGCCAAAAACAGTGAGAAACCATTTCTATATGGCCATGATATTCCAAACTGCTAACAAAACATCGGCCTGTCAAGCTGCACAACTTTTCCGCTATATGATGATGCAGATCTGCACTAAACCTCTAGAGTTGCAATCTACAGTAGGGAATTATTTAAAAAAGATGCCAAAACCTTTTAACATATTGACTGGTGCAGTTGAGAAGCTATGTTTAGACTGGGGCTTATCATACACTGCTAGAGATTCGTGGCCAAAACAAACAAGAAATAATTTTGAGGATGATGTTCGACAATATCAGCTAGCTGATGATTTTGAAGGTCTTTATGATATTTTCAACAATCCGGTTAGATCAATACAAGAAGTCCTAACTTTCCATTCTTTGTCTTGCCTCTGTTCAGATATAGGCTCGAAAAATCCGAATGAACTCTTTGGGAAAATTGCAGCTCTCGAAAGTGTAAAACCAGATGAGGAGAGGATTGGTTTGGAGGAGATAGATGAAGTCGAGGATGCTCATGAATTTGATCCTGCTTTCATAATTGGCCTAGCCAGAAGTGTACTGAATAGCGCTGAAGATTCAGCTAGAATGTCCAAGGCCAAAGCAAAAATATTGGATGAAAGTTTATCTCTCATTCAATATAAAGTTCGGTTAAAAACTTTGAATTATTTAGCATCATCAGTTCGAAAACTCTGCACCATGAAAGCATCCACTCACTGGAATGGTTTTTTCCAAGCCTTCAATGCGTCAG